GGATTGGGCTGTAATTGTGCTCATAACCTTGAATGTGAGTGAGGGGGAACATTCCCCCCTCTATTTTACGGTGTTACTGCCAAAGCTGCAACAATAGCAGTTGCCTGCGTACCATATAAACCTTGCTCAACTAAATCTACAATATCTGAAGTACCAGCATTTACTGCGATAATTTCTGAAGCTTGGGTTGTTGAAAACCCTTGGCTTACTAAATCAACCGCTGAGGCTGTTCCGACATTTACTGCAACTACGGCTTGCGCCTGAGTTAAAGATAAACCGCTTGATACTAAGTCATCAATAATGGCCATTTCAGTCTCCTAAAAAAGTTAGGATGGGTGGGTTTTACCCCACCCTACCGATTAACCTGCTGCTACCAACAAGGCAACTGCGTCTGCTTGAGTTACTTTGTAACCATAAACGTTCAAGCCACGGATTAATGTGCCGAAATCGTTAGGGTTCTGTAAAGACTCAACCTTAGCAATTTGAGAAGCAAAACTGATACCAGACTTATGACCAGCCATGATTGCGTGACGCTTAACATAAGTAGTAGCACCAGAAGTTGTGCCATCCCAGTTAGTCGCTGCAGCTGCACGTGGTGTCAAGTTAGACACATATACAGTGAAACGGTCAATCATACCAATCTTACCGTTACGCAATACGCTTGTACCATCACCCATGAACTGAGCTTGTGCCAAGTTAGATTGCATAAGGATTTGACGCTCAGTTGGAGTGATAACCAACCAACGGTCTGTTTCAGGAACGTTTGCTTCGTCCAATACTGAAGACAATGCAGTGATGTTCTGAAGGATATTAGAAGCTGTCAAAGTTACTGCAGCAGCGTCTGTACCCAAGTTGTAGCCGCCAGAAATCTTACCAGCAGTTGCGCCTTGGTTATAAGCTGCGCCTTGGTTGAATGTACCGCTCAATACGTCACGGTCAATTGCAATCTTCATTTGCATAGCTGCGTCGTTTGTGAAAACGTCCATCAATTTTGGCTTAGCTTGTAATTCCAAAACGTTGTTTACGTTTACGCCGAAGTACTTACCTTTGTTGATTGTCAAAGAGATTGTGCTTGGAGCTGGAATTTCATATGCCAAGTTTTGACCGATTGAATAGTTATTAACTGTAATCGTTGGGATTGTGTTAATAATTACTGTATCGCCCATACCAGTGATGTCGCCTTGCCAATCTGTGTTAGCAATTTCACCGAATACTGTAGCAGAATAGAATTTCTGAGCCAACTTACCAGACCAAAGAGTCGGGATAAAAGTACCAGAATAAGCTGTGCCTGAATAGGCTGTTGCGCCGTTAGGAGCGTTAAAACCACCTGCGTTAATTGGGTACACTGCACCCGGAGTTACTGTAGCCATGTTATTTCCTTTCTAGAGATTTAGGCTGTTACATATTTGCCACAGTAACTTCGGGATTTGGTCCTATCGGATTCGTCCTTCTGCTGCTGCAGCATGGATTTCATTTTCAATACGAACCGCGTCTTCCGGAGAAACATTTCCTCGTCTAACGTCCTCATAAAACTGGCCAATTTCCTGTTGAGAGAAAACTCGCTGGCTGTTTGAGTCCGCTGGGTCTGGACTTGATGCCCTTGAACGGGTCGGTGCAACTTGACGCTGAAGTTCTTGGTTCTTTTGCTTAGCTGGCTGAGCTGGTGTAACTAGCTTTCTATAGGCTTCAAATACCGTTGCTACACGATTTACATCTAAAGCTTCATAAGCATTTGTAAGCGCAGCTTGCTTTGGAATACCATAAACTGGGTCTACTTCACTTAACCAATTTAAAAAACCTTGGTCTATGTTTAGCGACTCCCAATCTGGGACTCTTTGTGTCAAACCCATCAAGAAACGGTCTTTATCAGACACTACTTGACGTTCACTTACATCACCTAACTTGCCTTTGAGCTCTTTAATTTGCTCTACCAATTGTGATTCACGTTGTCTAAAAGTTGAAACCTTAGATTCTGTGGCACGCTCGATAAGGTCAATTAAATCAGGACCAAATGCTTCTTTGTCTTGTTCAGTGATTAAAGACGGTGTACTTGTATTTTCCTGGGGTACTTGTGCTTTAGCTATTGCTGCATCTGCGATAAGTTGCTGAACCTGTTGATTCAACTCTTTAACTTGCGAATGTAGTCTTGGTACTTCAGCATCGTACATGCCCTTTAAAGTATGGTATTTATTTTCCCATTTCTCTTCAGGAATTACATTTGCCGGCTCTTGCGAAACGGGTTGTGCAGGTTCTACAACTTGCGCTGCAGGCTCCTGTGGTTCGTTTCCTTCGCCAGTCTCCGGGTTCTGATTTACATCATCGCCGGTCTTATCTCCGTTAATTTCCGCCACTAGACGGTCTGCATCTTCAATTTGTTGTTGTACTGCTTTTGGCAACGCCATTTCTATCTCCTTTCGCTCCGACTCACGATTCAAGCTCCGACTTTACGGTCAGCCATCCACGCTAAACGGTCTGCTACTTGTTGTACTACGGGTTAAAAAACCTTTTTGCTTCCAGCTCCGTCTTTACGGTCTGCTGTTTTGCTTTAATTTAGTGAGTAGTGCCTCAGCACCTTCGATGTTGTCTAATAATTCTAACAACATACTAGCTTCTCCCTGAAGCTTATAAATCATTTTTTCATCCTGAGCTACGGCCATTCTTTCGAGAGCTTCCTGCCTTTTGGCTCTGAAATACTCTCTAAGGTGGTCAAACTCTGATGCTCTTAAATGAGTCAAGCATCGAGCTACTCGCTCATCAATTCTCACTTACTTGCACATGCCTTCGCATTTAGCTGATTCTTGTGCAACTTCTTTACCGCCACGCTTGCCCAAACCGATGATGTCACCAGATGAACCGCTACCGCCAACAGAACCACCCTTGCACATACCATCAGTCTTTGCAGACTCTTGTGCAACTTCTTTTCCGCCGCGTTTTAGTGTGTTAAAAATTTCTGCCATTTCGGGCTCCTTAGATAATTAATTACTATTTACAGCTTTTTTTCAATTGTGTCAAGCACCTGGTGGTAAAAATCTATTCTGTACAGGAGCGCCATCCATTAAAGCTCGACCCTGTTGTGGATTAGGAGGAGTACCACCGGCTTGCGCCTGACCACCTTGTTGAGCTTGTTCCATACCTAGTTGAGCTTGTTGTTGAGCTTGCATCTGAATCTCTTGCAACTTCATCTCTTCTTTTGATGGGACAATATCATCAACATTCAAGTCCAATGTTCTAGCGGCCTGACGTAACAACTCTGCAATACCTTTCGGTCCTACAACTTGTTGTGCCATTGGGCTGTTTAGAGCAGTAGCCAAGAACTCGTTTCTACGCTGAGCAGCAGATTCTTTTTCCATCAATGAAGCAGCACCACGTGCTTGGATGTTTACATCACCCTTCAAATCTGGGTCGTCGCTATAACGCA